TAATATTTTGTTTATAGGTTGTTCTATTAACATCCTTTATAACCAATACACCTGTTTTATACCCAACAGAACCATCAAGTGATAACCAATATTCATTAAATGTTGCTGAACCTGCTGTAACAATTTCATTACGTAATGTAGAATTATATGATGAAATTGCAAATGATGCAGAATAAACACCAGTTATAAAATTATTTCCAATTTTATGCTGTGAACCTGTCGTTGTTTGGGTAAAACTACCAGATTCTAATTTTAATAATACACAATTAGAACCACTAACACCGTGTGCACGGGTTCCAGATAATATATTTGCAGGAACACCACGGTGAAAATTGTTTATAAATAAAGAACTTGAAATATCAAAAACAAAATTAGAATGATGATCTTGTGATGAATCATCATATTGTACAATAATACGAGGTGTAATTCTTGTATTGGTACTATGACGAGAAGCAAAACGTTTTACAAAACGAGAACGACCATCGGTTTCCTGTGTGCCTGAATATGAAATTCTAAAACCATGATCCGGTAATTGACCAACCATGGTTGCAGAAACAATTTGTGTTATATCAATGTTTAAATCTTCTTCACCTGTGCTAAATAATTGCTGTTTCCAAATTGCAGCATTCGTTGTGCTGCCAGATAATGTTCCACTAGCTATAATATCAATATCAGGAGCACCTAAAAATCCTTGCTGATTTGCACCAGATATATACCATTTTACAGGTTCACCTTCTGATGTTGAGGCAGTTATAAAATTACATGCATCAACATCTGCAAATTGAAAAACATCCCTACCAATTCCTTCATCAAATGCCTGTGATAATGGAAAAACTATTACTTTAAAATTAGAAGGTGTAGGTTGGCCCCCATAAACATCAAATAACTTAAGCGTACATTTAAACGATGATTGATTAAGATCTAATTTTGTTCCTGTTAAATCATGTAATGGTTGGTAATTAAATTTTATAAGAATCCTTGATAATTCAAAAACCCCTGATTTCATTGTTCCGCTGGTTGATTCATCAACCAATTTGAAAAGATCAAGTGTGCCAGCCTGGCCAACATTTGAATCTGTTGCACGAAACCTATTATTAATAATTCTATTTGTTATGTATGTATCTTTTGATGCTGTTAATATTCTATACATTTTTGTACCTATTCAGCAGAACCTACAATATCAACAGTAGGATATCTTATTTCAAAAATTCCACCTGGTGGTGGTATAAGTAAACCTCTTCGGGTATTTAATTTAACGTTATATTCATATGAACTATATAATTTATTTTTAATACTATTTGTCTTATTTATAAATTGTAAATCCATAATAGAAATAACACCTTGAACATTAAATATTAAATTCATAACCTCGGAAATTAAAATTGGTTGATGAATATGGTAATTTTCAATTCTGAAATTTTGCATAATTGCAACATTTACATTTTGTAAAATAACTGCTTTATTTGCAGTGGGATCAACAACGATTGAATAATTTATACCAAGATTAATAATACTTGCGTCTAAAATATCATAACCCGACGATATTAATCTAAATTCATTCAAATATGTTGAAAGATTTTCTTTCAACATATCAGGTGATATTATTAATTTACTATCTTTATTTCTACTAATTATAAAAACCTGGACAGCAAGTGGGTTATTCGGGTTAGGAGCCATTCCTGCCCTAAATACACGACCAAATTGGGTTGGTAATGTATGAATTCTTGCCAATAAATCTTGTTTTGTTACAATCCTTGCCTGTGAATTATGTGCTGAAAAAGCCTCAGCACGAAGTATATTTAAAGAAGGAGGATCTTCGGCACCTGATGCAGGATATACATTTGTAACATCAAGTGAATTCCTAATTGATGTTTGTAATGCAACTGAAATTCCTCCTGGAAAATTAATAGCTAATTCACTAATAGAATTAATGGCCTTAGAACCAACATTATTATTTAATCCACCACCATATCTATAATCAATAGTTATAACTGTATCACGTGGTGCTACGCCTAATGTTCTTGATCGCAATAAATTACTTGGATCCAAGGTAAACCTAGTAAACGTTGTTTTACCATACATTGGTAGTGCTAATTCTGCAGGATCTGGTACAATATCATCATCTAGTGTTTGGCCATCACCTGACCCAAACTGTATTGACGTCATACGATCACCTAAAGTAGTTTTTTTCGTAAATCTATGTGGTGTAGGAATCACCCTTAAATTACTAGGAACTTGTTTTTCATCGATTCCTGTATTAACAATGGCCTTAAATACGGTATCTTGGGCTAATGATTCTACTTCATAATAAATATTACCTGCACTATCTACAACTGATATTATGTCTGATACATTTTGATTTGACAACGTTATAACCCTAAATGGTTTTGAAATATCTGGAATTGAGAACGTTTCTTGTGCCCTGAATCCTGATATACACATTGCAACTCTTGATAAAATAAATGTCTCCGGCCTTCCATCTGAGGTAACATCACCAACAGGTGGCCTTCCATTATTTGCAATTAAATTGCCATCTTCATCCTCATCAGCAAAATTAATATCATCAAGTAACTGAAATGTTATACCATCATCAGATGTTAAAAGAGTATTTGCACCTATGATTGGTAAAGCAGTCGCTTGTGGTTTATATTGGGTATGTTCAATACGTTCTGCGGGAACTTCAATATAAAAAGTAACATCAACAACTGCCGGAGATGCTCCAATAATTTCCACACCAGAATCCCTAATTAAACGCTCAACATTATCAAATTCAATTGCACGCTCAAGATCAAGCTCCCCAAATTGATGATCCAAATAAAATGCAAGAACATCACCAATGTAAGCTGCCAAATCTATAAATAAACCACCAACAGATCCTTCACTAAAATCTTCAATTTTATCAGAAAAAAACTGCCTTGCATATGATAAAAGATCTGCCCTAAAAGAATCAAAATCTTTATTAAGATATGAGCGTTGTTTTACTAATTTTGTTTTAATTGCTTGTTTTGATATTGTCATACTAAAACCTTGTTATACCAATAATATAGATAATCTTTGATCTGCCGGTGTTAATTCCGGTAATGAATATGTAATTGCTACTCTTAAAACTTGGGCAAATGATTTTCCAGCATAGTCTTCTTCTGCAACCTCAAGTGTTTCTAAACTTATATAAGGCATCCATTTTTGTACCGCAATTCTAATTCTATTTACCATCTCGTCAGAAACATCATCACTCTGTTGATATAATAATGGTCGAAGATTTGCCCCATAATCAAACTTACCAAGGTGTTCACCATGATTGGTTAATAATAAATTACGAAAATTATCTTTAATTTGATCAACAAGTGTTCTATGCATTTTAAATACACCATCAATACCTACACCAAATTCAAGTGGTGTTTTAATACCAATTGCTTTTGTTGGATCTTTTAAAGTTTCATGAAGTTCTGTAGCATTTCCTATTGACTTAAACTTTACCCCACCTTCGATGGGTCCTGTTTCATCTGGTTTTACTGGCATATTAATCTCCAGGTTATTTTGGCCATTCTTTAATTAAATATTATTATGAAGTTATGCTTAAATAAATATTTAAAAATAAAACTATTTTATCTTTGATATCCAACATTAATAAGTATCATATTTATAAACTATTTTATTAATGTAATACTTGGTAAAAATTATGTGACTTTCAAAGACTTACTATTACCTTTTAATTGCGGTGTTGGTATGGGACCAGCTGGACCTGATTGGGCGGTTGGTGACCCTGCAGTAACAATTGTCCCAGGTTTAACCTCGCATATTATTCCATCTATTTCAAGATTGTCTATTATGTGTTTACAGACCTCTTTTGATATAACTTCTGAAATTGCCTCGGCAATTGCTTTACAAAACTTTCTACGATCGTCATGTATTTGATTCTCTGTTGCTTTATCATCAAATGCCGGTATTGGTGAATACTTGTCAAGTTTATCTTTTATTCTGCCTAAATTATTATTACTACTCGTTGGGGACAAATCATCAAATATTGCTTTTGCCAATGTGCTTGGATCTTTTGTTGCCGATTTGGTAACTTTTGATGATTTATCTAGTTTAGTTGTTCCTGGTTTTAATGCCATTTTTTACCTCACTTAGTTTTCCCTACTTTACTTAATGTTGTATTATTTTTTGGTTTATATGGTGAACCACCTAAGTCACTTAACGCAGTCATCACTGCCTTAATAATAGCAGGGTGTAGTGCATTTGGACTTTGACCCAATGAAAAACTTGTCTTATTATCAAGACACGCCTTTAAGAATGTTGTTAATATTTTGCCTAAAGAATCGCCCAAAACCAAGGGTTCCTTTGCATCTAAACCTATTGCCAATTGATTGCCGGCACCATGAGCTTTTTCAATTCCTGAACCTAAAACAATTTTTGGACCATCAATCATAATTGTTCCATCAGGTTGTATTACAATAACTGCACGACCTTTTCCTTCTTTGTCGTCATCTGCCACACCTTCCTTTACTATTTTAACACTTCCCCCTTGCCTGACAACTATTCTAATTTCATCTGATTTTTGTATGATATAAGGGCGGGGTGGTGTTTGTTCAATAACGTCCCCTTCATTTGATTCCTTGTTTGCAAGAGGAATTTTTGGAAGTGGCATCTTGGCTTCATCATCTTTAGAACCAAACAAATTATCATCACCGCGTGTATTCATTGAAACATAAATACGTGATTTATCATATGTAAAATGAATATCACCTTCCCCGGTATTTTCTCTCACTTTATCTGTTTCGAAATATTTACGCGTATTTTGAATCTCAAGAGGTGCTGTAACTTCCACATCTTCAGTACCCCTACCAGCAACAATATCAATTGTTCCCGCACCACCTTTTAAATTTTCATCAGTTTTATTTATGGTTGCAATCCCGGTACCACCACTATCCCTGTCTTCACCAAGGCATATCAGTGTATTATTTGAGCCCTGTAACACAAAATCGCCTGGACGTTTTATATATCTAGGAACTGATTCTGGTATAAATTGTGAATAGCTAACAGATCCTTTAACTATTCTAGTATATTCTTTTTGCCATTTTTTATTATTGGTTCTTGGATTATCATGTGGTGAGCAAAGTGCTCGGCCATCGATAACATTATTACCATTAGGAAATCCTGGAATTTCTTCTGTCTTATTATCACCTGATTTTTCACTTGTACGAATTTCAGAAGCTGGTGATGAAGTAAAATCCCTTGATGCATGTGTATAATTTGTATCTTCTGTTATATTTGTACCAGGTATTCTACACATCCAATAACCAAACTTAGTTTTTGCATTTACATCCCCAGTTGTTGGAAATAAAACAAATACTTGTTCCCCAGGCTTTATTGGCATTTGCATATGTGATGGAAACATTGGTTGTAATAGTATCATTCTATTAATATCATATGATGTTTCAGGTACCAATCTTGCTATAATACTGTTTATACATGGTCGACTACCAATTATTGATTCAATAAGGCTATTAATTTTTTCTTTTTCCGGATCTTCTTTTTCATTAGAGTCTTTTGACTTGTCATCATCTTTTGAAATATCGGCTTCTTTTTCAAACTCTAATAACTTTTGTATGTACTGTTTTGCTAAATCAGCTTGTGGCCCTGTTAAACCAGGGGTTTTTGATTCTTTTTCTCCACCTTTCTCAGATGTTCTTGATTTTTCTTCATTTTTTGAAACCTGAACCAACATACCTTTAAGCATTTTTTCATCAAATGATACTATTACATCAACAACAACTGCACGACCAAAATTGCTTGCAGATTGAGCATGTCCTTGAAAGCTTTCGAATAATGACATATTTATTACCTTGAATTTTCAATTGAATCCAGCAATGAGGCTGTATCTATTGTTGATTCTTTTTCCTGTTGTTTAGAAATCATTTCAGCTAAATTTAATAATTGTTGATTTGACTTACACATTCTTTCAAGGTATTTTGCAACTTGTGTTCCATAAATTGCATGATTTGAAGGATTTTGTTTTAATTCAACATATAAATCATTATATAAACGTTCAGCATTACAACGATCTAAAACTGAATTTTCATAAATTTCTAACCACAAAGCTTTTAATTGATTGTCAGATACACTTAAATCATTAAGTAAATTACCAAATTT